GCCTCAACAGTTCCAATCCTTCAGCCGTCAGCCTGTCATTCTCTCGGTCATGCATCGAGTGATGTGCTTCAAATGTCAGGCTGATCAGATTCCATGGTGACAGTTGCCACTCCGGAAAGAACTCTCTCGGAAATATATGGTGAACTGTCTGAGCTTCCGCCAGTCTTCCATATCGCTTCGCGACTTGGCACATGTACTGATCCCGCCGCAGAACCTTCTGCCGCAGTCTCCGCCATGCGATCGAGTCATAGAATGGATCGTGCTGTTTTTTCATGGACCATATCTCTTCTTCAGATACTTCTTCCGCCAAGCTTTGTACTTAGCGCACTTCACAGGATCCTCGCAATCCCAATGTCCCAGACAAGATCCGCATGGTGCTCTGGATTCTGAGTCCTCCTGCTTCATACGATCCTTGTAGACATCCGGATCAGTCAGATCGTGTGACTGATCGATATCTTTTTTCATGATTATCACCAAAAGAAAGAGCGGATGTATCAGATCCGCTCTGATTTCATGCTATCAATTTACACCGACCAGACCGAACAATCCGAAACAAAGCGAACAGATTTTTATGAGCGCATCGCTTTGCGGTTCACAGTATCCTGAAGTATTTTCAGACCTTCGTCTATTGCCTCGTTAATTATCTTCATCCGCTCTGACACAGATTCGAGAAGCGCGTTATGACATAAGAATGCATCATATGTCAGCTTATAATTGCAGTCATTTATACGGATGTGCATCATGTCATGCTGTTCAAATATGAGGCTTATAATGATGCCCTTATCACTCAGGACTCTCAGCCGTGTGTAGAGTTCATCATTCATGGTCTTCCCTCGTCAGCATGTAGTTCCGCGCATCAATCAGCCAGTCGATCAGTTTGTCGAGCGTTTCCAGATCCTCGATGACCATGACTCCATAGCTCGATTGAATGTCTCCACTCGGTCCTTGGTGCAGATACATCTGTCCGCCTCTGATGGACAATGTGCTGTCACGATCCTCGTTCATTCTGGATCCTCTCCCATCTTGCTTTCAGTATCTCTAAAACAATTATCCCATGCATCAGCATGTGTGTGCTGTCGTCGTCCTCTGCCTTCAGCTCTTCGATCAGCTGATCAATCACGCACATCGGAACAGCATCCGCTGTCTCTTCATTTATCAGATTCATGCTCATATCCAACAGCGAGAAATGTATCTCTCTTGGACTCCATTGAGCTTTCGTATATAAATCGAGCAATCCATCATAGAAATGATTCGCGTCAATTAGTCTTTGTTCCATCTCTGCCCTCCATGTATCTGTTAAATGTCACTCGGCACACATCCGGATCTGGATATCCATACACCTGTTTGCATGTCTGTCGCCATGTCAGGCCGCACACGAAGTGAAGCCTGACGATCGAAGCAACAAGATGATCATCCATCCGATTGATCCAGTCATCGATCCGGTCCGTCAGGTCCTGAAGCTCTTCCTGTTTGTGTTCGAGCTTCTTCCGCTGTGCATCGATCCGGAAGACTGCTCTCTCGGTCGGATTGCTCGGTGTCGATGAGTGTGTGCCTCCTGATGATGTAAGCGGCACCGAGCTGACCGGTGTGTATAAAGCATCTATCTGTCTCTGGATGACATCGATCTCAAGTTTCAGATCGCGGTACATCCGGAGGTCTTCCTTTGTGATTTCCATCGATCAGCTCCTTCCTGTTCATTCCTTAGTGTCAATGATTGGTAACTGCCGCAGGACTTCCTGTGCCATCTTGAAAGCTTGGATCTCAATAGCCGCAGACCTGTGGCACTCACACCGCGCATCTATCAGCTTCTGGAGCACTCTGATCGCATGCTTCCGATCGATCGGCTCCGGCCTCTCTTTCTGTTCCATAGCCACGCGCCTCCATCTCTGAGCGCAACATAGCACGAAGCTCCGTCTCTGTCATGCGCAGAGATGTGTGATGGCAGATCAGGACATCCTTGTGATAAATCCACCACTGTGACCGGTTCATGAATGTCTTGGTCTGCGTAATTCGCCAGTCACCGATCTCAACTGTCAGCCGCTCTGTCATCATTTACTCCGTAAAGGATCGCATGATCTAATGCTTTGCCAAATGCTTCAGCGAGCAGTCTCTCATACCGTGTCCGGAATAAGTACCACATATGCTTCTGTGGATCATAATATCTCCGGAATCTCTTTCTTCTTTTACTCCACATGTTTTATCCTCTCAGCGAATGAAGCGAATGAGCAGAAGTCTCTATCCGTCACATAGCACTCATGAACTAAGCACCTGTACAAATTGAAACCTAAGATGTCCTTATAAGATACTTCGCTCCTGCTTTTGCAGTCTTTGCATCTGATCAGTTCGCCCACTATCTCAAGCGGTGTGCCGTCAGATTCAAGGATCGGACTACTTTTCATGATGTATTCAGACATCCTCTTTCCTCTCAATCAATCGCATGTAACAACAACCAAGTTATGCACGTTACGATTGCAAGCCACGAACTGACAATGAAAAACATAAACACTACTTTTTCCAAGGTTTCAATCATTCTTCTTTCCTTTCTGCCCAATCGCAGAAACCATCTTGTGTCTTTATCGGCGGTGTATAGTTCGCATAACCGTCACCGTACCCGTCATGGTGACAGAAATATCCATCCCAATGCTTGCACTCTCTGCATCTAATCAGTTCGCCCATATTGAAAAACTGCGGTGTTTTAATCGGATATTCAGTGCATTCTGTTACTGCAAATATGTATTCAGCCATTGTCTTTCCCTTCTTCCCATATTTCGAGAAGTCCACGCAGTTCATCTGCATTAATCAACTGTGCCATTATTTACCCTTTCTATTCCTTATGTGGTTTATTAATATCTCAAACACAGCAGGTGCCAGCAATATTAAGGCCATAATAAGAAATAGCAAGTCTATGAAATCAGCTACCACTATCATTCTTCCACCTCATATGGCTTCGGCAGTTCCATCCAAGCCATTTCTCCGACAATATTTTTTGTGTGTCCTAAAGTTTTCCAGAAATCACCTTCACGTTTCGTTACCGCATACCACGGTTCTGAATTTTCGTTATATATGCTCACTAACACCTCGTGATTTTCTGGTGGCAATTTTTCATCACACGGAATCCACTGCTGTGCGGATGGCATATCATCCAAGTCAAAGAGCACCTCCTCAATTTTGCTGATTGCTTCTGTTCTGCTAATTAAATCATTCATGTTTCACCTCTACGAATTCAAACGTTGGAATTTCTTTCTGCTCTTCAATTTTGTACTCAGCCGCCTCGTCTGCGTTTGTCACTTTCTTGATATCAATCAGCCACGTCATTCTTCTTTCCTCACTCGAAACTGCTCGAAATTACTCGAAAATCACTCGTAAACACTCGAATCATTCCGCATCTTCCCAATAATTTTTCTTATGGTCAGAATCTAGACAGACAGTTCCGTCTTCATAATCATCTACTTCTGTCACTTCATATGCTCCGTTAACAATCATATCTGTGTTTACAAAGATTACTCTGCTGTCCATAGGCATTTTCTTCAGTTTATTTATCAGAGTTTTTACAGTCATTGTCTTTCCTCTCAAGTGCTTCTTTTATTGTTCGGAATACTTCACGTTCTTCGCAGTCCGATCCATAGGAACTACCGAAATTGCACTCACCGCTGTAAACGCATTCTTTGACAAAAGCACAGCAGTTATTCATCACTGAAGAATATTCCAATGCCTTCTGCAAACAATAATCAGCATTCATTCTTCTTTCCCCATTTTCTTCTGTCATTCTTCCACCTCATATGGTTCTGGTAACGGCATCCATGCTATTACTGTTGGATTTTCTAAACTGATTGAATCTCCAATGCACCACCAATCGCCGTTGGAATAGTACCCACATTCGGTATTACCGTTTGCAAGAGTAACCACCTTTGACCTATCATCTTCCGGTAACCGTTCATTGCACGGTATCCACTGCTGTCTTTTCAGTGCCTGAAGAGCCATCTCGATCGCCGGATCCCAACAGCCATCACACTGAGCAGTCAGGAATTCCTTCCGCTTCTCCAGTTCAGCGATCGCCTCATCGACTGTCATAATGCTTATCCTCCGTTTCTTTTGTAGAAACTTTTTAGCTTCTGGAATTCCTTGTCCGTCAGACCGAACACTTCAAAATACTCACGCTCATAGCAGATGTCGATCTGAAGTCCTTCGTTTTCGTATATAGTTTCCATCGGATCACCGATCCAGTTTCTTACATCGTAGATCCCACATTCAGCATCTTTAATGTGTGCTTTAATGATCCGCTTCGCCATGTCCAATTTATTCATACTCATCCACTACCTTTGTATTCGCATATCCGATGATCCTGTATTCATTCATGAACTGCTCTTCCGTGATTCGCTTCAGGAAATTGTGCTTTGCGATCTGTTCCATCGCCTGAAGCAGTGTGAGCTTCTTTTCCTTGTATTTCTGGAAGGTTGCCGCGTCCTGCATTGCCGCCGCAGGAATGAAAGCGATCCGATCCGGCGGATATTTCTTCTGACGAGCCTCCTGTTCGTACCAGATTTCATCCACATGTCTCATGTCTGAAAGCCTCCTGTTCCATGATCAGCTTCAGCCGTCCGTAGATGTATGCCATCGTCAGCATTGCCCGCACTCTCCGCCACTGATATGGAGTGAGCGGAATGTTCCTCTCAAGGTCTGCATATGTACCTCTGAGAGCGTCCAAAACAAGCTTGCTGTCAGTTTTTAACCGCATACTTGTACATTTATCCTCCTGTTTGGTCCCGCAAGTGTACAAGTATGCTTTTGAGCGCATAATTATGCGGAAAAACATACTTGTACAAGTGTACAAGTATGGTCGAGCATACTTGTACACTTTGAGCATACTTGTACACTTGTACAAGTACCAAAAACCTTATTATTAAGCCTTTTTTAGCATACTTGTACACTTTCCTATGTATACAGGGAAATGTGTACAAGTATGGTTATACTTTTTTGACTATCCATGACCCGCCGTTTCCGGTTCTGGAATACTTAATCGAACCTCGATCCTTCAGTGTCTTCTTGGCTGTTTTGATCGATCGCGCACTGAATCCGATCAGATTCAGGACAGCGTCCAGATCGTTCGCTGTGACACCTTCCGGATGGTCTGAGAGCTCGCACAGGATCGTCTCGATCGCTCCGTCAATGTCGGATCCGTTCTTCTTCTCGTCACGCTTCTGAGCGGCTTGGAGAACATAGTCACGATCCTTCAGATCGGACCACTGCCAGAATGTCGGCTGTCCGCCTTCGTTCTTGAACAGCATCGTCTTTCCTGTCCTGCCATAGTTCGATTTTTCGTGACTGAGATATTTGATTCCATCCTCCTGCGTGTCTCCGACCATCCAGACGCATCTGGCGATGTCCCAGAGATCAGCACTGTCAGCCATTCGCTGACGGCCCCAAACGTTCTGCTGTTTGTTGGTGTGCATCACGATCAGGAATGTGGTTCCGTACTCCTTGCCCCACTCGATCAGACTCCGCATGTTCTGCCGCATGGCATTCCGGTCCGACATTTTGATATGAGGATCGATGAATGCCTGAAGCGGATCGAACACACAGAGTGCCGGTCGATAGAGCTCTATCAACTGCCGGAGCTTCTCGGAGCCGAACTGGATCTGATCGAATTCCGGATCTGACAGCGAGATCGTCATGATGTTTGTCTCGATGCAGTTCTGCTTTGTCAGCTTCCCCTTGATCACATTTTCGACCGTATCCTCCGCCGAGAAAAACATCACTGTCTGAGGCTCCCTGTCAGGCACATAATCATTTGATCCATCGAACAGCGTCCGCTTCCCAGATGACAGCGAAGCCACGAAGGACACCCAGATCGATGTCTTTCCGGTTCCTCCGGTGCCGCAGATCAGCGTGATCTGTTCCTTCGGCAGATACTGTGGAATCAGCCACTGCACCGGCTCCTCTCGGAATGTGTCGAGCGTCCGCATGCCGGTCGGCTCATCCTGCATGAGCGGATCGTCTGCGAGTGCCGCCAATGATCTGGCTTGCAGATCATACCAGTCACTTTGATTCCGTTCTGTCATGCTGCCCCTCCGCGATCAGTCGCTTCATGTCAAGGACAGCCACCTCTGTGATTTGTTCAGTGTCACGGATCACCTTCAGATCAGCCTCAGATGCCACAAGGATCGAATTGCCGGTGAAGATATGTTCTTCAATCTGCTTCAGCACCGCAGTCTGTTTCTCCATTTCTTCGAGGATCCTCTTGAATCCGTATGTGATCATTTCGTCACCTGTCATGTCTCCTCCTCTGAGCGCATAGCACTATTGTGATAACCATACTCTCCATGGTATTTGTCCTCTGCTTCGTGCCTTGCCTCAACAGCTTCCGCATATGACGAGAATGTTCCGATATACCTTTCTTTTCTATCTGCTGTGATCCTGACAGAGTATTTTCCACATGGTGTTTTCCTTATCCCATGCACCTTGTTTTTGCTTGAAATATTCCTGCCATTCTCTTTTGCAGTGCAGATCCTCAGGTTTGTCCTTCGATTGTCGAGTTTATTCCTGTTGATGTGATCAACTACCATTCCCTCCGGAATGTCGATGAGATACTGGTGCATTTTCTTTACATGGTTATTAATGTTTGCTACTGCATAACCTTTTGCCGATATGCACCATGAATATCTGGAAAGCTTTTCCAAATCTTCAGCATCAGCATATATGTTCTGGCCTTTTGCTGTTGTAATCGTCAACAGATTTCCATCCACAACATACTGGCATGTTCTTTCTCTCTTTTTCCCATAAGGATGACCATATCTGATCATGCTCTGATAGTGCTTGTTGCAGTAATATTTTTCGCCTTTTCTTATGACATGACACTGGCCACAAATACAGCATTTCTTTTCTGTAACGCTCATTTGTCCGCCTCCTCAGTTTCTTCTATTTCGATTGTTATCTCGACTCTTGGAGTTACTCCGTATTCTTTCGTGATATTTCCTGCATAAATCTGAGCATCATCATGATAAGCAACAAGATTGAGAGCATCGGCCACAATTTTGTACAGATTGTCGAGATCTGGCTTCATTGGATGGATCTTGTTTTCCAATGCTCTGTATTGCTTTTTCCTGCTCCATGATGTCGGAATAGGATAATAAGCTTTCAGATTCATCTTCACTCCGCCGGTCGCCGGTACATGGTCCGGATATTTCTGCGAGAAACATGTCTTGATCAGATTCTCATACATCACAGTGCTGTCCGGTGTATATGCATGTCCCTGTCTGGTAAACCTCGGACGCTGTTTCGCCAGAGGCTTACCGTGAACTGTGAAATTCAGAATCATGATCAGAACGGCAGATCATCCGAAGTGATGACCGGTGCTTTTGGTGCTTCCTTTGCCGCTTCTTTCTCTGGCTTCAGGAATGCCTTGACTGTGTTCTTTTCAGGATACGGACCTTCCGCCGGCTGAATCACCAGATGACACTTTCCGATCTCACCGACTGCATCATTCATCAGAGCTGTGTCGAATTCTTCGGCCGAATCGACCGGAATCAGTCCGACACACTTGAGGAAAGACGCAAATTTCCATTTCATCTTTTCCGTTTCAGGGAAGTATTCCCAAACCTTCCGAGAAGGCTTTCCATCTGTCGGATCCATACGGAGCGTTACCTTCCACTGGTAGCCGCCGCGCTTCGATTTCTGAATGATTGCCTCTTCTACTTCAAATTCATAATCGCCTTCCGGCAGGACTTCAAAGCTGTTCATGTTGTCCTCGTTTGCACTGAATTTCATCTGTTATCTCCCTTCTTCAGTTCTGACACCAAAGTGTCAATGTGTTCGATCATGCTGTTTGCCTGTGTTCCAGACAGATCCATGTATGTGGAGGCCGGTGCGAGTCTTCCTGTGGCTACAAGCCAAGCCTCGAAGACTACCCTGTCGATCCCCAGATCGGCGAGTCTGCGGATCAGTACATCACGCGGATCTTCGAGTGTGGTCTCCACAGGACCGGAGACCGGTGTGTCGATCTGGAGTGATGTCTTCTCCTTCTTAGGCTCAGCTGTGCCTTCATAGATGCCCTTCAGAGCCTTGAAGTCGAGCGGGATGGTGTCCGGTAAACCGTAACGGTTCTTAGCGTCATATGTCGGTTTATATGTCGTGTAGATGACTCTCTTCGCCTTGCCTCTGGCCTTTGCCTTGCCGGATCCATCTTCGACGATCATCGCCTCATAGTTCGCGAACAGCAGGAGATCGGACCATTCCTTCACGATCGGTGCTACCTTCTTGCTGACCTTCAGCTCCCACCGATCATATGGCGGATCCTCCGGTGATTCAAATTTCCGCATCATGGCATGAGCCACCAGAGTGACATTCACTCCCTTGGCGATCAGCCTGTCCAGTCGATTCAGGAAGTCCTTGGTGAACCGCTCCTGAAGAGCCGTGTAACCTTTTCCATATCCGCCGCCGTAGGCTTCGATGCTGTCCGCATTCTTCTCCGCGAGCAGTGCATTTGTCAGCAGGACCTCTGCTCTGTCAATAGTGTCGATCACTAATGTCCGGCAGACCTCCGGCTCTGCGATCACTGCATCGATCTCATCGAGCAGATCGCTCCATGTTTCCGGTGTCGGAAATCTGGCCACATCGAGCTGATGTGTGCCGCCTTCCACATCGATGAAGAGCGGTTCCGGAAACTGTCCTGCAAATGTGCTCTTTCCGATTCCTGCGGGACCATAGATCGTGCATCTGATGGCCTTCTTCTGTTTTCCTTTTGTGATCTGGAATTTCATTCTTCTTCATCCTCCTCTGGTTCTTCGTAATCTTCCAGTTCGTCACTGCCGCAATAGGGGCAGATCGGTGTAACGTAGGCGATCCTGCCGGAGTCGTCCACGTATTCTTTCCTTTTGTCGCAGTCTTCGAGGTCTACGACCTCGCCGCAATGTTCACACTTCAGGAGCTGATGCATTTTCATCCTCCTGCATCCAATACCAGTCAATATTTTCGCTGTGGCATCTCGGACAGACTTTCACATACACATAGTGATCGTCGCCGTCCAAATCCTTCCGGATGTCCGGATGCTCAAAGTGCTCGTGACAGTCATTACAGATCCACAGCATCGACAGCCTCCCCGACGAGCACCCGCCGGACTTTTCCATCGATCGCTCTTGCAATGGCCTTGGCGATCTCGAACTTAGTGAACAGAAGCGGAACCTTGCATGTCAGATCAATCTGTGTCGGTGTTATGTAACCGTTCTGAGCGGTCCAATGCCGCTCGTTATTGACATACATCACCATGCCGTCACGGCCTTCGATGTAGACAATGTAGAAGTAATCACTTTCCCTGAAATCCATCTGTCATGTCCTCCGTATGAGTGCTCAGACGGTACGTGAACCGCTTCAGCTTGTCGAGCTCTCTGCTGTTATGTGTGACGCGCTGAGACAGCTTCTCAACCGCATCCTTCGCATCTGCGATGGATTTGCTGTCCTCGAACTGTTTGCCCGCTATGCGGCTGACAGCGTCCTCCTGAGCCTTCTGGATCTGACGGAATGAATCCATCCTGTCGATGAGTCTGTACATGACAGCGATATTGATCCAGAGCCAGATCAGCAGAAGTGTGATAAGAATCTTCATTTGTTTAAAACCTCCATTTCCATTTCCTGTGCTGTGACCGGACAGAGCCGGTATGATGTCTGAAGAATTGATCCGATCCAGATGCCGAACGCGAAGATCATGACGAGAATTGCGATCATGATCTGTCTGGCGATGCCGATTGCCTTTTTCATTTTCCTGATTCCTTCCTCTCTTTTTTCCATGCCTCGAACTGCTTCCGGACCTCCGGACTGTTGAATGCTTCGACTGCGATCCTGCCGATCACCTTTGCCAGATCATCGAGCTGATCGGAGCCGACTGCTGTGGTGTGGATTCTGACTGCCTTTGTTTCGGTCATATGTGTCTTTTTAGGAAACTCACTTTCCGAAAAAAATGCGATCGATGTCTTTCGGTGTCAGATTGTAGTGCTGTTTGATCGCCTTGATCTCCGGCTGAGTAAATCCGTTCTCAGTCTTTTCATTGATCTTGTCGGATATAGTCGGAACTGTGCATCCGATCACCTTCGCCAGATCCTCATAGGTTTCTCCATGCTCTGCCATCTTTGCCCTGAGTGCATTCTTATCCACTGTGTCACCTCCTTCCCTTCTCTTCGACGATTTCGATCAGATCATAGAATCCTCTGTCATATGTTCTGAGAAGATCAAGCTCTTCCTGAATCTCCTTGCTCTTCTCATCGAAGATCATGTTTCCCTTGATGCCGTAAAAATCTGCCGGATACTTCTCATCGATCCGATCGCGGAGGCTCTGCTTCTTATCGATCAGAGCTTCGATCCGCTTCTTAATGACTTCATGTGCCTTCTGCACAGTTTTATTCTGACTCATCATCCGATCAGATCCTCCAGTGCTTCGACATCTTCCAAACCGCTGACGCTTTCCTCCATGGCGGCAATGTAGTCCTCCATGGATTCGCCGCGTTCGCTGTTCTGGAATGATTCCGGCATGTTATCGAATGCTTCCTGCTCTTCTTCCAGAGCCTCCTCCAGAAGGTTCCGAGCCTCTGTGACGAGGCCAAGAGCCTTCAGGATCATCTTCCTGCGCTGTATGTTCATGCTGACCTCCGCGGCAGGAGAGCCTTGCCGAGGAAGCTCGACATCTGGCGAGCCTCCTCTCTCATGTTTTCACGTTCCACGAACTCATCGCGCTCCTTTTTGGAGTAGAACATCCAAGCTCCATCCTCTGCTTCGTCTGTTGCCAAGAATGTTTTGCGGTCATCTCCGTCCCATGTTTCCATGCCGTTCCGGAGGTTGATCTTGCGAGCCTGTGCGGCTGTGATTTTTTTGACCTTCATCGCCTTGCCCTCCTCAATAGCTTCTCGCTTCTGTGATATCGGAGATATATCCGAATGTGTCATGGATCCAGTACCTGATGCCAAGGATCTCGTTCTGGTACTCTGTGCAAGCCTTTCCATCTCCGTACATCTTGGACTGATCGTGAATCTGTACGACTGCGCAGACTTCTCTGATCTGCTTGGCGATCTGTTGAAGCTGTTCCTGTGTGCGAGCTTCTGATGTGTTGCACCATTTGTCTGAATAGTAGTGTTTCATGACAACAGCCGCCGGAGCCTTCTTCACTACCTTTTCGCTCTGGAACTCATCGACCTTTTCCTCGATCCAGATGTTTATGCTTTCCACTCCACCGTCTTTCCAGATGTTCAATTCCAAGCGATTTCCGAGATCACTGATCCATGATTCATTGCCTTCCGCCGTACTTATGTAGATCGGATATCCTGCTCTCTGAGAGGACTGTTCGTCCTTCATGTAATCTGTCGGGAATAATTTGTTTGCTAATTCCCAAGCCTCTTTAACTGTTCTCACCTGCATCTTGTTTCCTCCTGCGAATCTATCGATTTGTGTCCGTGTCTTATCAGGACACTTTCAAGATACACCTTGCTATTCAACTTGTAAAGAACTTTTTTGCCTTTTTAGGAAACTTTTTTCCGCTTTTGGATAATCTCCGATTATAATGAAATTGAGGTAACACATATGGAAAACACAGGAACAATCATCAAACAGCTCAGAAAAGAGCACCATCTGACGCAGGAACAGCTTGGCCAGATTGTAGGAGTCCAGAAGTCCGCCATTGCAAAATATGAGCGCGGCATCATCGTCAACCTGAAGCGGGACACAATCGAGAAAATGGCAGATTATTTCGGAGTCCTGCCGAGCTACATCATGGGAATGTCCGAAGAGCGTGTCCGTCTGACAGATGAGGAGACATCTCTGATCATTGCCTTCCGGAAGGCTGATCCGGATCTCCAGAAAGCGATCAGACTGATGCTGAAGGTGGAAGCATGACAGCCGACCTGATCCCCGCTGTCATCTATGCTCGTTACTCCTCTTCCGGACAGCGTGAGGAGTCGATCGAGGGACAGATCCGAGAGTGCACCGAGTACGCAGAGCGCAATGGCATGAGAGTGATCCGGTCATATTCCGACAAGGCACTCACCGGCAGGACCGACCGCAGACCGGACTTTCAGCAGATGATCGCTGACAGTGAGAAACATCTTTTCCAGATAGTGATCTGTTGGAAGACGGACCGCTTTGCCCGCAACCGGTACGATGCGGCTGTGTACAAGGCAAAACTTCGGAAGAACGGAGTGCGGATCGTCTACGCAAGGGAAGCCGTCCCAGAAGGCCCAGAAGGCATCATCTTGGAGAGCGTGATGGAAGGCTTTGCGGAATACTACTCCGCGAATCTGGCGGAGAATGTGAAGCGCGGCAACTATGACAGTGCGCTTCAGCACAGGACACTTGGAAAGAAAGTCCTCGGATACCGGACCGCCAAGGATGGAACATTCGAGATCGATCCTTTGACCGGTCCGATCGTGACCGAAATCTTCCAGAGTTATAAGAGCGGCAAGACCATGAAGGAGATCACTGAGGATCTGAACCGGCGCGGGATCCACACCGTGACCGGCGGGCAGTTTAACAAGAGCAGTCTGCACAGGATCCTGTCAAATGAGAAATACATCGGCATCTATGAATGGCAGGACATCCGAGACGAGGATGCGATTCCGAAGCTCACCGATCCGGAGACATTTGCGATCTGCCAGAAGCTCATGGCCACAGCCAAAAAGAAAAGACGATCGAGAGACCTCGACCGTCCTGACTTCCTGCTGACAGGAAAATGCTTCTGCGGACATTGCGGCGAGTCCATGACCGGCGATTCCGGCAAATCAAAGACCGGCAGTGTGTACTGGTATTACACATGCAATGGAAAGCGGCACCATACCTGTCAGAAGAAGCGAGAGCCGAAGCAGGATCTGGAGGACTTTGTGGTCCATCAGCTTGTCCAGATCCTGCACAGTGATGATGGATATCTGGAGGAGATGTCTCAGCGTGTCGCCGATCAGCTCGCGGCAGGATCTGAGCAGTCTGAACTGGCAGAGCTGAAGCGCAGACAGACTCAGATCCGGCAGAAGATCAGCAATCTTGTCGGCATCCTCGAAGACGCACCGAGCAAAGCCATGGCGAGCCGTCTGGCGGCTCTGGAGCAGGAGGATGAAGATCTGTCCATCCAGATCGAGGAGGCGGCTCTGGCCGCACCGCCGAGCCTCTCAGCAGATCAGATCCTGTTCATGCTGACGAGGCTGTCGGATGGTCTGGAGTCTGATCCGGAGTACCGCCGCAGACTGGTGGACACATTCCTGAATTCCGTCTATGTCTACGATGACGGAAAGATCGTCATCCATCTCAATTTCACCGAAGGAAACAGCACAGCGTCATTCGAGTATACTCGGCAGTTCGTGCAGAGTCTCGCTGAGTCAGCCTATCAGGCCTCTATCCGAAATGGAATCATGTCCTTCGCTGTGGCGCGATTCTAGGCCGTTAGAGGCCTTTTCTATTTTTGCGGTCTTGTTGTTCATCCTCCGCCAAAATCGCTCTGAGGCTTTAAACGAGCCGCCACAGGGAAAGAAACAGAAGG